CGCCGTCGATTACACCGCCGCCGAGCTGCTCTACCTGCCGCGCAATCCGCGCTCGCACCGCCTCTACGGCTATTCGCCGGTCGAGCAGATCGTGATGACCGTCAACATCGCGCTGCGCCGGCAGATGACCCAGCTTGCCTATTACACGGAGGGCAATACGCCCGAGGCGTTGATCGGCGTGCCGCAGGATTGGACCCCGGCGCAGATCCGGGAGTTTCAGGAGTATTGGGACAGCCTCACCGCCGGGAACGGCGCGGCAAAGCGGCGCTCCAAATTCGTGCCGGGCGGCCTCAGCTACCAGCCGACGCGGCCGCCGGCGCTGACCGACGATTACGACGATTGGCTGGCGCGGGTGGTGTGTTTCGCGTTCTCCATCTCGCCGACCGCGTTCGTCAAGCAGGTCAACCGCGCCACCGCGCAAACCTCGCAGGACACGGCAGATGCGGAGGGCCTGGCGCCGCTGATGCGCTGGGTGAAGGACTGCATCGATCGCCTGCTGGGGGAGGATTTCGCCGCGCCCGATCTGGAATTCGCGTGGGTGGCGGAAGCGGCGCAGAATCCCTTGCAACAGGCGCAGATCGACCAGATCTACGTCGCCGCCGGCATCAAGACCATCGACGAGGTGCGCGCTTCCCTGGGCCTCGCCGCGGTTCCCGGTGGCGCCGCGCCGGTGGTGGAACTACCCGGTTTATCGCAGCTGCCCGGCGATGACTCGCAGAAGCTGAAGAAATGGGACTTCAATGTCGGCCAGCCGCGCGCCCCTGCCGGCGCTTCCGGCAGCACCGGCGGACAATGGATAGCCGGCGACGACGGCGACGATGAAGATGACGGTGACAATGGTGATGACAGCGGGGATGCGCAGCTTATCGATGTGGCGGCACAATCATCGGCAACGGATATTTCCGGTAAACTGAGTAAGCAGGATTTCGTGGACAAGTATTATGACGATGCGGCAGCAATAGCCGCCGCGTTAGATACGACAACAGAAAACATTCTCGGTCTTTCGGCCAAGGAATCTTTTTGGAATCAAGGTAACAGCACGAAGCCAGAACATAATTTCGTCCAGGACGGAAATAATTTTTTTAGCCTGCACTGCCCGAACCAATTTGCTATAAGCTGCGAGCCGGCCGATGGAGACCCAGATGTTTCCGTTGCTTACTTTAATAGCTATGCGGATAGTGGGAGGGGGTTAATAAGTTATATTGATAAAAAAGACATGGAAAACACGACCAACGACCTACCTACAATTTATGGCGTCAAGGATCCGTTAGAGTTTGCGACGATCATGCATAATGTCTATAAATTTGGGATTGGCGGTACAGATGATTCTCAATATATTTCTGATCTTGCAAAAATAATCAGAAAGCTTCCAAAGCGGTCTAAGTGAGCGTGATGAATTTGAAAAGACTGATAGTGTTTTTTCTTACGATGCTAAGCTTCAACGCTTACGCAGATGAAAATCCTGCCTATAAAATCGATGCGGATACGGCTTTAAGGCTGATCATGGAATCATCCTGCTGCGGTAACGCCGTAAAAACCTTGAGTCAGGCGCAATTCAACAAATATAAAGTTCATTACTGGGGCGACGATTTGGCGCCGAATGACAATGTCCCTTTTTTTATGTTCGTCAACTTCGATGCTGCCACAGCCTATGCGGTAAACCCGTGGACCGGCGATGTCTGGGATAGATGGGAATGCGAGAAAATCGATGGGCCTTTAGCCAAAAAAGAACGCGAGAACATCTATAAGCGGTTCACGTCGGAAGAGAAGAAGCAGTATGTAAAACTCGCATTGATGAAGCCTGATTGTCTTGACCAATAGGGTCTCGAATTAATTAGCTGCGAGACAGTAAGTTCAACCTACGCGCTCGTCGGCGCTGACCGACGATTACGACGACGTCACTGGCGCGGGTGGTGTGTTTCGCGTTCTCCATCTCGCCGACCGCGTTCGTCAAGCAGGTCAACCGCGCCACGGCGCAAACCTCGCAGGACACGGCCGATGCGGAGGGTCTGGCGCCGCTGATGCGCTGGGTCAAGGATTGCATCGACCGCCTGCTGGGCGAGGATTTCGCCGCGCCCGATCTTGAATTCGCGTGGGTGGCGGAAGCGGCGCAGGATCCCTTGCAACAGGCGCAGATCGACCAGATCTACGTCGCCGCCGGCATCAAGACCATCGACGAGGTGCGCGCTTCCCTGGGCCTCGCCGCCGTTCCCGGCGGCGCCGCGCCGGTGGTGGAACTGCCCGGCGTATCGCCGCTGCCCGGCGATGACTCGCAGAAGCTGAAGAAGTGGAACTTCAATGTCGGCCAGCCGCGCGCCCCTGCGGGCGCTTCCGGCAGCACCGGCGGACAATGGATAGCCGGCGATGACGGCGACGATGAAGATGACGGTGACAATGGTGATGACAGCGGGGATGACAGCGGGGATGACATCCGGCCTGTGAGCTATAACACCGATACACAGGCACAGACCGGCCACACTGCGAAAGAATTAGGGTGGGCTATAGAGGATAATGCTTCAGATAATGATCCTAATTTTAAAGAAAATTTTGTTAGCCCCATCTTGACCAAAGCCCAACAAATAGCTGATAATCTTAATGTTCCTGTAGAAAATATACTGGCACTTATGGGCGTTGAATCGACTTGGGGGCATAGTCATTTCGCAGTGGATGGCAATAATTTGTTTGGCATGCATGCACCTCAGCCCTTATCAACCTTCTCTATTAAAGCTTCAGATAGCGATACTATGGTGGCCGGATATAACAGTCTTGAGGATAGTATGGATTCGTTCGAAGAAGCTTATGGCGATATTGTGCGAGGAGTTACAGACCCACAAGCGTTTGCCAAACTCTTACAGGATGACGAAGACTCAAAATTCGGAACAGATAAGTATGGCAACGATGTTCCGGGGTATGCGTCCGGTATCGCCGGTACTGCCCATAAACTGGCTCCAATTATCAAAAGAATAAGATCGAAAAAATGAAATCTATCATATATTTCATGGTCTGCTTTCTTGTTACAACGACTGCTTATGCGGATACTCCGCAAACATCTATTCCTTTTAAGCTGGATGCGAATGCGGCGCTTAAATTAGTTGAGATGATAAGGGATCCGGCAAAGACTGGGGACACATTAAAAAATGTCACTAAGAACGATCCAAATAGCGATAAGTTTTTCTGGGTCAACGAACAAACAAACGATTTTATTGACGTTTGGGCAGTAAATCCTTGGACGGGTGACGTGTGGAATATCTGGTCTTGCGAGAAATTTAGTAACAAACGCGCACGCAAGGCACAGGTTGAGATTCGCCAGCGCTTCACGGCAGAAGAAATGAAAAAATATAAATACCTTACTGCCTTAATGCCTGACTGCTATGGTGATCCACCCAGCGAAAGAGAAAATAAAGATTAGAATTTGGGATTGGCGGTCCAGATGATTCTCAGTATATTTCTGATCTTGCAAAAATAATCAGAAAGCTTCCAAAGCGGTCCAAGTGAGCGCGATGAATCTGAATAGACTGATAGTGTTTTTTCTTACACTGCTAAGCTTCAACGCTTACGCAGATGAAAACCCTGCTTACAAAATCGATGCGGATACGGCTGTAAGGCTAGTGATAGAAACATCTTGCTGTAAGCCATTAAAAACTTTGAGCCACGCGCAATTTGATAAATATAAATCCCGTTACTGGCGCGCCGATTTGACGCCAAATAACGATATTCCATTCTTTTTATTCAGTGACTTTGATGGCGCAGGTGCCTATGCGGTAAACCCGTGGACCGGCGAGGTTTGGGATCGTTGGCATTGCGAAAAAGTCGACTCGCCAATGGCTAAAAAAGAACGCACCGAAATCTACAAACGGTTCACGCCGGAAGAGAAGAAGCAGTACGTAAAACTCGCATTGATGAAGCCGGAGTGTCTCCCCTTATAGTGCCCCTAAAGCTGCAATGCCAGTAATCACTTCCCGGCGCTGACCGACGATTACGACGATTGGCTGGCGCGGGTGGTGTGTTTCGCGTTCTCCATCTCGCCGACCGCGTTCAATTATAGAAATTAGATTTATCCCCTCTCCCAGAGGGAGAGGGGACATGAATTGCACTCTTCCTCTTCCTCTGCCTCTTCCTTCCGACCCCTAAAAGGATTTACCATGAAACTCTATGCCGACATTTTGAAAATCGACGAGGACCAGCGCCTGGTGCACGGCTACGCCTCGACCGAGGCGATGGACAGCCAGGGCGAGATCGTCAGCAAGCAGGCGATCTGCGCCGCGCTGCCGGACTATCTGAAGTTCGGCAACATCCGCGAGATGCACCAGAACTCCGCCGTCGGCATCACCCTCGATGCCGAGGTCGACGAGAAGGGCCTTTCCCTCACCGCGCATGTCGTCGACGACAACGCCTGGAACAAGGTCAAGGCCAAAGTCTACAAGGGCTTTTCCATCGGCGGGCGGGCGACGGCGCGCGATCCGCTCAACAAGAAGATCATCACCGGCCTCGACCTCACCGAGGTCAGCCTGGTCGACCGCCCCGCCAACCCCGAAGCGCTGATCGATCTCTACAAGGTCGAGGACGGCGATACCACCGACCTCGCCCCGCGTTCGGAAACAGGCCGCGCCGACGCCCTCGCCAAGGAAGGCCGCCGCAACAGCGCCAGCGATCAGGAAACCATTCAGGCGATGCACGATCAGGCCTGCCGGCTGGGCGCGGTATGCAGTACCGACAACATGGCGCAGATGAAAGCGGAGTCCGGCGCCTTGAAAAAAATCCAGGCCGATCTCGAGGCGCTGAAAAAAGCCTATGAGGACTTGAAGGCGCAACCCCGGCCCGCGAAAGGCGTGCTGAAAGCGGTCGGCAAGGACAGCGACGGCGTCGCCGCCGAGGACAAGCCGATGACCGCCCTCGAAGCGATCAAGAAAGCGCACCGGAATCCGATCCGCATCACCTGAGCCATGTTCACGCTCTACACGCTGGGCACGAAAAATGGCGACGGGCTATACCCAGCCCATGGATGGTGTAATGGACGTTAGTGATACATCCGACAACACAGAGAGTGCAGATGCTCTGACATTTAATGCGGACGCAGCGGCTCAGCAATTAATGGATCATGTTGATGGTAACCTTAAACCAGGCGAACAATGTGCAACATTTGTGAGAGAGGCTATTGCCGTTGGCGGAATTAATATAAATCCGCATCCTTTGGATGCAGAAGATTATGGCCCGTATTTACTAAATAGAGGATTTGAAGTTGTGTCGCCGGATAGTTACGAGCCACAAACCGGCGATATTGCAGTTATTCAAAATTATCCAGGAGGCAATCCATCCGGTCACATAACTATGTTTACCGGTTCGCAATGGTTATCCGATTATGTTCAAAGAGACATGTGGGGTGGGCATGGATACCGAATAAATCAACCAAGCTATAAAATATATCGGTCTAAAAATATCAAGTAACTACTCCGGATGCGCCTCCTCAAGCGCAACGCCATAATGAAATATTTTAAGCGTATCCGCATCTTGAGTTTCATCAATGATATTTTGAATGCGCCACGCCCCTTCAATGCGAACAAGTGTGAAATCAAGCACGATATGAGATTGAGCGCTGGTAAAATTTAGAACCACTTTTGCATCAGCGGAATTTTTATCTTCACGTCCGATCATTACACTTTCGAGCATCATACCGTCCGTATCCTGACAGGCGCAGATCGGATCGCCATCGTATGCGCCCGTTTCATCCGGTACCAACTCATGATCGCGCTTGATAAGCGCCAAGAGTTCCGGTCCGGCGAGAACATCGGCATCTCTACCCTGCAAATTCGGTCTTGCAGCTTCGCCCTCATCATAATGCGCATAAAGGTCGCGGATGAAGGTTTCAGCAGAGCCGCGGTTATCGAAAGGAACAGGATTTGCCGGCGCGGCGGATGCTGAACCGGCCAGCAGAAAAGACAAAATGATAACGGCTCGTTTCATGCCGCATAGTACCCAAAAATAGTTCGCAAGGAACAGCGAAGTTTTCTGAATCTTTCCATCGATCCGGTTGCTCCCCGCACGCTGCAAGCAACCGCACTCAGGTTTCTCTCCTCCTAACCCACCCACAAAGGACATTCTATGAATCCGACCAAGGAAACGCTCAACCTGTTCAAGAACCAGCTGCCGGACGAGGCGCTGGCGAAATCGATCACCCAGGCGACCGGCCTGGTCGCCTATGATCTGCAGGTCGGCGCCAAAACCCTCTACCCGGTGCTCACGCCGCTGCGCAACGAGATTCCGCGCGTGCCCGGCGCCGGCGGCACGGCCACCAACTGGAAATCGATCACCGGCATCAACGCCACGGGCATCGTCGCCGGCGTATCGGAAGGCAATCGCGGCGCGGTCATCAGCACCACCGTCTTGTCGCAGACCGCCAGCTACAAGGGCCTCGGTCTGGAAGACAACGTGACCTTCGAGGCCGATTACGCCGCGACCGGGTTCGACGACGTGAAAAGCCTGGCGGTGCAGGGCCTGCTCTATTCGCTGATGATCTCGGAAGAGAAAATGCTGCTTGCCGGAAACAGCGGCACGGTGCTGCTCGGCGCCACGCCGACGCCGACCCTCTCGGCCGTCGCCGGTGGCGGCAGCCTCTCCAACGCGGCTTACACGGTGCAATGCGTCGCGCTGACCCATGCGGGCTATGGCCGCGCCAGCCTCGCCGGCGGCGTTATCACCAGCGTCACCAAGACCAATGCCGACGGTTCGACCGACACGGTCGGCGGCGGTTGCGGCATCGTTTCCGCGGCAGCGACGATCACCCCCGCGGCGAATGGCAGCATCATCGCCGGCGTCGTGCCGGTGAAAGGCGCCGTCGCCTATGCCTGGTACTGGGGCACGGGCGGCACCGCGACGCTGGGCGCGATCACGCTGCTGGCGACAACCGTCATCACCGCCGCCGCGACCGGCACGCAAACGGCAAGCAGTCTCGGCAGCACGGACAACTCCGCCGACGCGCTCGCCTTCGACGGCATCGTCACGCAGATCTGCCAGTCCGGCAGCGGCTCCTATTACGCGGCGCTCGCCAACGGCGCGTCGGGTCTCGGCTCGACCCTCACCGCCGACGGCGGCGGCGGCATCGTCGAAATCGGCACGGCGCTCGAATCCTTCTGGGATAATTACCGCCTCGGCCCCGATACGATCTGGGTCTCCAGCCAGGAGATGCTCAACATCTCGAAGAAGATCATCGGCAACGGCGGCAGCTCGCTGTTCCGCTTCAACCTCGAGAATGGCGGGCAGGCGTTCAATGCCGGCGCGGTGCTGGGCAACTACCTCAACCCGTTCACGCAAACGATGATGGATGTGCGCCTGCACCCCAACATGCCCAAGGGCACGATCGTCTTCACCGCCAAGGAAATCCCCTACAAGGTCGAGAACGTCGCCACCGTGATGCAGGTGAAAACCCGCCGCGACTACTACCAGCTGGAATGGCCGCTGCGCACGCGCCGCTACGAATACGGCGTCTATGTCGACGAGGTGCTGCAGAACTATTTCCCGCCCGCCTTCGGCATGATCACCAACATCGCGAACGGCTAAGGAGGCACCCATGCCGAAGTATAAAGTTCCCGAGGACGTGACCCATATCGTTATCGCAGGCCGCGCCTACGAGCCGGAGGAGGGTATCCTCACCATCGACGACGGTCACGCCGCGGCGGTGGCCGCCGCCGCCGGCAACGGCTTCCCCGTTCTTGTCGAGAACGACAGGAAGACGGGCAAGCCTGTGAAAAAGTCGAGCTAGCGCCATGGCCGCCGGTGATTTGACCGTCCTTGCCACCGTGAAATCGTGGCTGGGCATAACCGCGACGACCGACGATGCGACGCTGACGCGCCTTATCTCGGCGGCCTCGACGCTGATCCAAAACTATCTGAACCGCACCATCGCCGTTGCGTCGTATACCGAAACGCGCAACGGCAATGGCCGCAACCGCCTCACGCTGGCCAACACGCCACTCGTTTCGGTGCAGTCGGTGACGGTGGGCGCGGCGACGATCCAGCCCTTTGCCGGATCGCCCGGCCATAGCGGCTATTGGTTCGAGCCGGGCGGTACGACCCTCTATCTTGCCGGCGCCGGCTTCGACTATGGCATCCAGAACGTGCAGCTGGCCTATACGGCGGGTTACGCCACGACCCCGCTCGATATCGAGCAGGCGACAATCGAGCTGATCGCCCTGCGCTACCGCGAGCGCGACCGGATCGGGCAAATCTCGAAAGGTCTTGCCAGTGAAACCACTACCTTCACCCAGGCCGATATGACGCAATCGATCAAGACCGCGCTCGCGCCTTATAAGAACTGGATCGCGCTGTGAACATCGAGATTACGGGCACGGCGGCGACCGGCGACTGGCTGGACGCGTTGCCGGACGCCGTTACTAGCAAAGTCGGTATGGCACTTGGGTCGGCGCTGCCCGATTTGCAGGCCGCCGCCGCAAGCAACATCCATAGCCGCAGCGGCGCGCTGGCCGCCTCACTGACCACGGCGCTGGATCAGGACGAGACGGGCGCGACCGCCAGCCTGGGCAGCGCTCTGCCTTACGCGGCGGCGCAGGAATATGGCTATCGGGGCACTGTCACGGTCAGGGACTATGTCGCCGTGCGCCGCGTCGCCTTCGGCCGCCCGATCAAGGCCGGGGCCGTGCCGGTCACCGTGCGGCAGCACGCGATGCGCATGAACATCCCCGGCCAATCCTATCTGCGCGATGCGTTGGCAGACAACACGGACTCCATTCTCGATCAACTGAACGACGCGGTTGCGGAGGCGATAGACTCATGAGCCGGGAAACCATCTACCAAGCGCTGTTCACCCTCGCCAGCGGCGCGGCGAATTTTGTCACTACCTCGCGCCGGTGGAAGCACTGGGGCGATGTCGACGCCGCCTCCCAGCCCGCTTTGTTCCAAAATCAGAAAGGCGAACATGTCGTCGCCAAAAACGGCTTGCCCGCGCAGCGCAAGCTGCTGGTCGATCTCTGCCTGTACGCCAGCAACGGCGATCCCAACCTCGCCGGCTCCAGCTTTCTCAATCCGCTGCTCGATGCGGTCGAGGCGGCGCTGGCCCCCGATCCCGCCACCGAGCGCCAGACGCTGGGCGGGCTGGTCAGCCACGCTTTCATCAACGGCGCCGTCGAGATTTTCGAAGGCGTGATCGGCGACCAGGCGGTCGCGATCGTGCCGGTGGAAATTCTGATTCCGTAACCACTCATTCCACAACAGGAGCAACCATGTTCATCTTCGGCTCAGGCAACGTCTATGGCGTGCGCACCGATATTTCCAATCCGACGCCGGTGCAGTTCGGCACGCTGCAGGAAGTCAGCGTCGATTTCGAATTCAGCCAAAAGGATCTGACCGGGCAGTATCAGTTCCCGGTCGCCAGCGCGCGCACCGGCGGCAAGATCACCGGCAAGGCGAAAGCGGCCACGATTACGATGGAGACGTTCAACAACTTCTATTTCGGCCAGACGATTGTCACCAACGCCTCCGACCGCATTTCCAATGGCGAGGCGGCGGTTATTTCCGCCGGCAGCCCCTATACCGTGACCGCGATCAACGCCGCGACTTTCACCCAGGATCTCGGCGTCACTTATGCCAGCAGCGGCGCGCGCCTGACCCGCGTCGCCGCCAGCCCGGCCACCGGCCAGTACACGGTCAGCGCCGGCGTTTACACATTTTCTGCCGCTGACGAAGGCGCAGCGATCCTGCTGAACTACGAATATACCTCGACTTCGATCGGCAACAAAATCATCGGCGCCAACCAGTTGATGGGCACCCAGCCGGTGTTCAAGGTGGTGCTGAACGAGACCTATCTCGGCAAGGCGCTGACGCTCGAACTCAACCAGTGCATCTCGACCAAGCTGTCGCTCGATTTCAAGAACGAGGACTGGACGATTCCCGAATTCGACTTCGGCGCTTTCGCCGACGCTTCGAACAACGTCTACACGCTCAGCCTCGACGATCTATGATGCCCAAAGCCAAAGAAGCGATCCTTCCCGGCGTCGCGGTCACGATCGGCGGCACGGACTATACCGCCGCGCCGCTGAATTTCGGCGGCCTGCGCGCGGTCATGCCGCTGATGGCGAAAGTCGGCGGCGGGGGGATAGAAGAAACGCATGCCTTTATCGAGGCGGTGCTGCGCCACGCGCTCAGGCGCAACTATGACGGCGTCGACCAGATCTGGCTTGAAGCGACCCTTGAGGCGGCCGAATTCGAAGCCGCAGCCTTGGCGGTGACGCGCCTCATGACGCTGAGCGGCATCCTGAAGCGCGAGGAAAACGCAACGGGGGAAGAGCAAGCGAGCCGTTCGGTCTGAACGACGTTTACGGGCTGCTCGCCACCGCCTGCGGTTACACCATCGCGGAGATCGATGCGCTGACGATGGAGGATTTTCTGATCCTCAGCGCTTACTGGGCGAAATACCCGCCGCTGCATGTCATCGCCCGCGCTTATGTCACGGGCGGCAAGCGGCACACCGGCAACGATTTCGACGCGCTGCTCCGTATGGCCGGGATCGATCCGGCAAAGGGCGGCAGAAGCAAAAAGACAGAGCGTTAAACCTAAAGCTTGGCGGTGCGGCGCAGATCCTCGTTGATGCGCTTCTGCCAGCCGGGCCCGAACTCGCGATAATACGCGACGATATCGGGATCGAGGCGCAGCGTAATATGTTCCTTCGCCGGAACCTTGCCGGGCCCGCGCTGGCCGCGATTGCGCTTGTGCTCCCGTACCATCGCCAGCTGTTCCGGCGTCATGAATTCATGTCCGGGACGAAACTGCTTGAAATCCTCGAGGGTCAGTTCGCGAACTTCCCCCTCGGCGTCAGTGAGCGGCTTTTGCTTTTTCATAGTCGACACTCTCGCGTTTGTTGGCTTTACGCAGGCTGATTATGCGGATGCCGGTTGTGGTGAAACAGTAAACAATCGCACACAGACGCCCTTGCAAGGGGCCGTAAGCAATTCTTCGCTCTTCCGCATATTCGAACCGGGCATCGATTTTCGTATATGCGGTATCGAAATCGAACTCCTCCACAAGCGCAAAGGGCATACCGCGTTCGGCTTCGTTTTTGGCGCTTTTTGCAGGATCGAATTCGATATCCATTCTTTAATGTAGCACAAAAAAATCGAGTGTCAACATTTTTTCGTGCTACGGAAAGGTCAACATGGCCGACGATCATCAAATCAATGTCATCATCACCGCCGATACCACCGACCTGACCGGCAAGATGCCGGAGGCCGCCGCTTCCATTCAGGAATTCAGCCAGGATAGCGCCGACACTGTCGATACCCTGAACAAGGCTCTGCAGGATGCGGCGCAGATGTCGCAAAAGCAGTGGCAGCAGATCATGGCGCCGATCAATCGCGCCTTCGATGAAAGCGTCGACGGCGTGCTGAAGGGCACGCAAACGATCAGCCAGGCGGTGGCGAAACTAGGGCAGAATATCGCGCTGTCCGTCGTCAATCAGGGCATCGATAGCGTGATCGATGCGCTGCCCATGATGGTCACGCAATGGCTTGCCGGCGAAACCGCGATGACTGGCGCGACCATGGCCGGCAACGCCGAGCGCACGGCATCCAACACCACCGCCGC